GCGCCACGATGTCATCGATCACGCTTCACCTCCTCGTGATCAAACCAGAACACCGTAAGGCACGCGATCCCGGCGAACACCATCGCGGCGCCGGCCATGATCCAAGCGAGAATCATGCCCGCACCTCGACGCGCGGCGTCTTGAAGGCGTCGGCCTCGAGCGCGAGCTGGGCGCGGTACGCGGACACGGCGCGGCGCATCACGTCGTGCTTGTAGAGGTCGAGCTCGATCGCAAGCTTGTGCACCTCGAGCGCGGTCTCGCGGTGCACCGAGATCGTGGTAAACCCGAACTGCGGAACGCTCCGCGACTTCTTCTTCTCTTGCATTGTGCTCTCCTTGCCGCCGAGCGGCGTGGACACGATGCCATTGATCGGCTCGCGCGTCAACGGGGCTTTAGCCCTCGCGTCGAAAACGGACGGAGTCATTCAGACTCGCGCGCCGCTTCGCGCAGCCGGCGCACGGCCCGACCGCCTCGACGATGCCGACCGCGACCGCGACCCGGTGCACGGTGTCGCCGAGGCCGCGGTCCGGGCCGGAGTAGTCCGGGCACGCGCGGCAAACGCCGGGCGACGGCCGGCACCCGGTGCGCCGCGAGGCCTCCGGATGGACGCACAGGCCGTCCCGCCGGCTCGAGCAGCTCACGCCGTCACCGCCGATCCGCTCTTCGCGCCGAACGTGACGACCGGGAGGCCGCTCGTGCCGCCGCCGATCTTCGCGGCGCCCGTGGTCACGGTGCGCGTCACGCCGAATACGTCGACCCAAGAATCCTCGCCCCACGTTCCGATCGGGCAGAGCGCATAGTCGACAAAAAGGTGTTGCGTGGCGAACACCTCGAAGCTCGACACGCCGCTAGGTCCGCACGGTCCGCTCGCCGGCTTCTGCCACCGATGGAACATCGTGAGCGTGCACGCCCAGTAGCCGGGGCTCGCGCCGTTGTGCTTCTCCATCGAGATCCGCGCGCCGTGGTACGCAAGCCAGGCGCACGAGCCCGCGCAGTTGGCGAGGCTGTAGCCAGTCCACGGCTCGGCGCTCGGCACGGTCGCCCAAAAGTACGGGTAGAGCTGGCCGCTTCCGCCCGGGTAGCTCGGATTCACCGATCGCACCATCGTTACGTCGGTGCCCGGGACGTTGAGGTTCCTCGAGGTGCCAAGTCCGTTCGGGTAGAGCGTGTAGTTCGATCCGACCGTGTTGCAGACGAACGAGTAGACCTGCGAGAACCGCGCGTCGAGCAGAATGCTCGTCAGCCCGCAGAACTCGCAGCAGCAGTCCCGGTACAGCGTCACGGCTTCGGCGGTTCCTTCTTCTTCGGCATCTTCGGCTGCGGAAGCATGAGCCCCACGGCGCCCGTGAGCGCGCCGAAGAGGAGCCCGCCGTACGGGATGCCCTCGCTCGCGGTGCCGACCACCGAGAGCCCGACGCTGGTCCACTGGTGGACGAACTGGTACCGCTCCTCGGCCTTCTCGATCGACGCCACGAACGCCGCGTCGGTGCGCTCCACCCACGCGGTCCATTCCTCATAGGCGCGCTCGGCGTCCGCGAGCATGAGCGGCGGCTCGAAGTCGAGCACCTCCGGGATCGCCGCCGGCGCCTTCACCTCGATCCGCTCGCGCCAGTCGCATCCCGACGCGACGAGCATCCCCGCGATGAGCACGCCTCCGAAGAGCGCGACGGCCTTCTCTTGCTTATTCATCGCTCAAGCCCTTCCGCGCCAGCTGCATGCTGATCGTCTGTAGGTGGTTCCTGATCTCGTGGATGTGCCGGTCGTGCCGTTCGAGGCTTTCCTTTACTCGGATATCCTCGTTGCTGAGTCGTTCCTCGATCTTCGCGAGCCGCGAGATGATCGAGAAACAGAACCCGAACAGCGGCCCGAGCAGGGTGACGCTTGCGATGGCGTACGGGAGAACTTGGTCAAGGCTCATCCAAAACTTCCTTCCTGCGGGCCTCGCTCAGGACGCCGACCGAGACGAGGTACGACATCCCGGCGAGCGTGATCGGGTCGCCCGCGTCGACTTCCTGCGCCGCCTGGGCGAGCTGCAGAAAGTCGGCGAGCGCGGGATCGGACGCCGCGCCGCTGCGGAACAGCGCGCGCTCGGCGGGCGTGAACCTGAACAGGAACTGGTAGGCCGTCCACCGGGGACGGTTGAATCCCCACCCGTCGAACACGTCGCCGACGAGCGTCTCGTCGGTGCAGCGGATCGCGCCGGCCGGCTGCGCGACGGCCTCCTCGATGGAGTGGACGCGGCGGGTCTCGTCGACGTGTGCCCATTTCATGACGCGCCGCACCTCGTGAGATCCTGCGTGAAGTCGACGTAGTCGACGAACATCGAGCGGCTCGTCGTGCCGGCGCCCTTGCGGATGCCGACGCATATCCCGGTCTGGTCGCTCGAGCCGCTCGGGATGTCCGTCGTGATCGTCGCCACGAGCGCGTCGTCGATGTAGAACGTCGCCGAGGTCGCCGCGGCGTTGATCCGGATCTCGAGGCAGTACCACGTCGACGCGACCACCGAGATCCCGGTGTCGACGACGGTCGTGCTTCCCGTGGTCGTCGAGTACGTGGTCGCCTGCCACTTCCCGCCGTTCAGGTTGTCGCGGTAGGCGAGGTACACGCCGTCGACCGCCGTGGCGCCGCTCGCGATGTTGTCGTGGAGCCCGGCGATCAGGTTGTATCGGTTCGTCGCGTCGCTCAGGCTCGACGGCGTCTTGAGCATCGTCTTGAAGTACACGGCGCCCGAGCCGAGCTGGATGCAGTCGAACGTCGGCGAGACCACGCACGCGCGCCCGGTCGTCGTGGTGCCCGAGGCGCACTGGGCGATCCCGACGTGGTAGTTCTCGTGGATGAAGGTGTCGGCGAACGTGACCGCCGCGCCCGTCCCGCTCGTGTTCGTGGTGTAGTCGCCCGCCGTGGTGCACTCGGTCCGGAGCCACACGCGGCACGCCGGATCGAATCGCCACGAGAGGTTCGGATCGTCGTACACGACGTGGCAGTCGCCCTGGATGAGCGGCACGAGGCTCGCCGCGTCGCACTGCCCGTCGATCGCGTTCGGCACGCAGAAGAACCAGCGGTCGCCGCCGTTGGTGAGCCGGTGCGGGAAGATCACCACGTACCCCTCGACGGGCTTCAGCGCGAAGCCGGCCGGGATGTTCGCCGGGAGGTAGCCGGGCCCGATCAGGGTCGAGGTGTTGATGCCCTCGCAGACGTTGTAGGCCGTCCCCTGGTACCACGCGTCCGTCACGTCGGTGAAGACCTTCGACGAGGTCGAGCCGATCTCCGCGAGCTTCCACGAATACTCCCACCGGTTCGTCGCGATCGAGCTGCTCGAGACGATCTTCGCGATGAGGAACGGCACGCCTTCCGCGGCCATGCGGTCGGCGCGCTCCCGCGCGACCTCCTGAGAGGCGAGGACGCCGGCTTGCGCCGCGAGAAGCTGCGACTTCGTGGGGATCATGGTCCGGGCGCCACGTACTGCTGGAAGCACCCGCGGAGCGCGATCTGCTCGGCGAGATCGGCGTCGGGCTGCTCTTGGAAGATGAGGGAATGGTTGTACGTGTTCACGTAGAGGCTCTTCCACGTGACCGTGGCCGAGCTCCCGTTCGAGTCGAGCGACGGCCGTCCCTGAATGTCGACCTTAGGAACCTGCTCGCAGCGGAACCACTGGTCCCACTTAAAGACGTAGCTCGCGCGGTAGTACTCGTCGCGGATGTGCGTGAGGTTCGCCGTCTCGCAGTAGACCGTGTTCGCGGTCCAGTGGAGGAAGGTCGCCGAGTTCCACGTGTTCTGGATCGAGCTCACGCGGTCGTACACGGCGACGAGGGAATGCCGCGTGGTGTCGATCACGAGCGAGATCCTCACGGTCGCCTGCCGGATCTGCGCCGAGAGCGGCCGCGTTCCGTAGTCGACCTTCGTCCCGCCGATGTCGGTCGAGGTGTTCAGGTTCGCCGAGGGGTTCGTCGTGTAGCCGCCGGAGGCCGTCCGGTACATGGTCACGCTGCGCGGCGTCGAGTCGAAGTCGACCACGACGGGGAGCGCAAGGCTCGCCGGCCGGCCGCTCGAGCCCGTGTCGCACCACGTGTACATGGAGTCGAAGCGGTAGGCCACGTCCACGACGAGGCCGTTCGATCCGGGCACGTGCCGCACGTCGATCGCGCGGAGGCGCATCCGTCCGGTGCGCGTCGAGTCCGACGCGGTCGTGAGCAGCGCGCCGGGGTTTTTGTCGATCACGGACGCGAGGTCGGTCGACTTCGCCAGGTCGAGGACCGTCGTGCTCGAGACGCGCTTCGTGACGGTGTAGGACGGCGATCCGGTCGGACCGGAATCGACGTACTGCTCGTTGATGATGCGGGATGATGTCGCCATTTCAGAAGCCGAGGAGCTCGCGGATCACGTACTCGAGCGGATTGTTTCCGGCCACGGGCTGCGCTGCCATCACGGCCCGCATGACGGGATCGACGGTGCTCTCGGCCTGAGCCTGAGCCCTCTGGAAGCCGCCGCCGCCGGCGAGCGTGCCGAGGTAGGTCGCGAGCGCCGGGAGCCGGTAGTTCCGGAACAGGTTCGCGCCCGTGGCGAAGCCGCCTCCCGAGCCGGCGAATCCGGCGCCGAATCCTCCCCCGATGCCGAGGGTCGGCGCGGCGCTTGGTGTCGACGGAGCTTGCTGCGCGATGTTCTGCGCGAGGAGCTGCGAGAGGCCGAACTCCTCGATCCGCCGGCGCTGGTCGAGCTGCACGGCCTCGAGCGCCTGGACGGCGCGCTTCTGGAGGTTCGGCATTTCCTGAATCGCCTGCATGATCGCCGCGACGCCCGTTCCTGCGGCCGCGAGGCCGAGCCCTGCGGCGCCCAGGGCGATTCCGGCGCCACCGAGCTGCGCGAGCCCGAGCACGCCGCCGACGCCCTGGAGCGCCTTGCTCTGGGCGCCGAGCTTCGCCAGCGCCTCGGCCGACTGGTTCACGTTCGAGCGCATGGCGCCGACCTGCTTGGTCGTGCGCGCGGCGTTCGCCTCGAGGCGCCGGAGCTCCTTCGACGCGGCGTCGGTCGCCGCCGTGAGGCCCTTCGAGTCGCCCGTGATCGCGATGTTTACCTTGCTGATCTTAGCCACGCGACACCTCCCGTTCGATCGCTTCCTCGAGCATCGGCACGGCGAGCGGCTCGACGACCTTCAGGGTCTTTGTGAGGAAGAAGCTTCCCTTCACCTTCCCGATCGTCCTGAACTTCGCGAGCTTCGCGCTCTCGCCGCGGGCGAGCAGCATCCGCCGCTCCTCGTCGGTGCTCCGGCGCTTGATGTCGTGGCCGAACTCGACCCATCGGAGATACCAGTGCGGCGTGAGGTAGGAGCCGGCGATCTCCTTGATGCCGACGCCCGCCCAGACGACCTGACCCTTCGAGTAGCCCTTCACCTTCGTGGCGACGGCGAACTTGAGGTGGACGTTTGGCCGCTCCGCTCCCCGCACGGTCTCCACGCTCGACGTGCGTCCGAACGGCGCCGCGGCCTCGACGGCCTTCTGCGCGACCTTCGTCCAGCGCCGGAACCCGTTCCGCATGGCGCGCGTGGCGCCCTCGCCGCCGAGCGTCCTGAGCCGCGCGTTGACGGCCTCGATCGCCTTCGCGTCGAGCTCAACCACCAGGCCGAAGGATGCGCGCCGCGACATCGTGAGAGAGTCCCTTGTGTCCGTGCACGCCGAGCCATGCGGCGAGCGGCGTCTCGAGGTTCCATTCGGTGACGGCCGCGGCGAGCACCTCGCGCGCGGCCAGAGCTAGTCCAAGCCTTCGGTGTACAGAGGCTCGATGATCCGGGCGAGCGCGATGCACGCCGGAGCGCTGAGCTTCTGAGCCTCCTCGATCGTGTAGAGAAGCCGCCCGTCCGGGCCGAGCACGTGGTTCGCGACGTACCACGGCTCCATCCGGTCCCCGCGCGACGAGGCGTCGAGCGCCGCGACGAGGTCGGCCACGGTCGGACGCCGGAGCACGACGGGCTCGCCGCGGAAGTCGACCGTCTTCGGTCGCGCGAGGAGAGCCTCGATCATGCGGTGAGATCCCACGTGAAGGAGCCGGTGTAGGTGAACGTGCAGGAGCACTGCGCGACCGCGTTCGGCGCGACCGAGATCGAGACGTTCGAGACGAGGGCGTTCCCCTTGATCGAGACTCCCGTCGCCCAGACGATCTCCACGCCCGTGAGCGTGGTGCCGTTCTGGAGCCCTTCGAGAATCGTGTGATGCGACGCATCGAGGAAGAACTCGGCGTCGCAAGTGCCCTCGGTGATCCCGTACTCGAAGGTCCGGTGCGACGCTCCGACCGAGGTCACGTCGATCGGCGTGCGGTTGAGGTTGAGCGTCGCTCGCGCCGTGTCGTCGATTGTGCCGTTATTGATCTTGAGAGAGGCTTGCGTTCCGGGGCTCGGCATGGCTTAGGCCTTGTAGAAAATTTCCATTCGGACGGTGCAGATAGCGGGCTCGGCCTCGTCGCCTTCGCCGGCGACGGGTTCCTCGAGCACGCCGTAGGCGGTCGTAATCGCGCAGCTCGAGCCGCCGGACGCCACGCTCAGGATGCGGGCTTCGGCCTGGTCGGCGAGCGTCTGGGCCGCGACCATCGTCTCGGCCACGCAGTTGAGGACGAGGTCGTAGCGCCCGAGCGGGGAGGAGCCGAGCGACGCCGCCTCGCCGCCCGGCATCTCGACGACGATCGCCGGAAGCGCGCCGCTCTGGAGCCGCGAGCCGACCGAGACGCGCGTCGAGGCGTTCGTCTGGCCGGAGAGCCACCCGACGACCGTGCCCTCGATCATGCGACCTCCGTGCAGTCGATCACGGCGACGCGGTCCGCCTGGTCGAGGTTCCGGATGCCGTTGATCCTGAGCGTGCGCGAACGGACCGAGAGGCGGTCAAGCGCGGTGATGTTCAGCCGGCCGATGTTCGGCCACCGGGTCCGTACCTCGTAGCTCTGCACGAGCGCCACGCCGTCCGCGTAGGTCTGCTCGACGGGGGGCCCTTCGCGGAGATCGACGCGAAGCGTGCCCGTCGTGGTCAGAGTCGTGACGCGCCGGCCGAGAGCGTCGACGCTGCTCGAGGCCTTCATGTGCGACGCGATGAACCGGGTGCGTCCGCTCGAGATCATGAGAACGGCGCCCTGATCCGGAGGTGCTCGAGCATGAACTGTGCGCCCATCGGGACGGTCGCGAGGCCGACCGGCTGCGCCGCCTCGGGATTGTTGTACCACAGGCCGACGAGCGAGATGACCGCCTGAACGGCTTCGTTCGGCTCGGTCGAGTAGCCGGCGAGGTAGGTCACGGTGATGAGCGTGCCGTCCTTCCGCTCGAAGGTGTCGAGGAACTCGAGCGCCACGAGGTCGCCGGTCCGGTCGAGCCAGTAATCCTCGGCGTCCACGGTCTGAGCGTCGTCGGCCGTGTCGGTGTAGACGACCGACGTGATGCTCGTCACCGGCTGCACGGCGAGGACCGTGCGGCGCCAGTCGCCAAGGTACATCGTGCGCGAGGCGCTCGTGAGCTTGAAGCCGCAGTACGTCTCCACCCACGAGATCGCCACGGAGATGAGGCGGGTGAGCTCCGCGTCGTCGTCCGAGTAGTCGATCTTGAGCGCCGTCTTGACGGTTGCGAGCGAGATAGCCATCTGGAAAAGGGGAGCCGCGGTTTCCCGCGGCGCCCCCGCAAGGAGGGGAGAGATGCCGGATTCAGCTCACTTGAAGCCGAGGTAGCCGAAGGCGAGCGTGTTCGTCACGACGACGTCGCTGCGCTTCCACGCCTGGAGGATGGTCATGAGCTTCTGCATCTGCGAGGTCGTGTCGACGAAGAACTCGAGCGGGCCGCGGTCGTAGATCTCGACGTAGCTCCAGTTTCCGACAACGGCCGCGACCGAGCCTGCCGTGACTGCGGTCGGCATGTGCTCCGAGATCGCCACCGGGATGCCGTAGAGCGAGCCGCTCAGGCCGTTCGTGAGGCCCTCGGTGACGTTGTCCGACACCTGCCACAGGTAGCGGTTCGAGGAGTCCTTGAACTTCCGGACGGTCTTCGCAACATTGTCGCCCATCATCCACCGGAGGTTCGTCCGGTAGCGCGGGAGGATCTTGTGCACGGTGTCGATCACGTCGTCGGCCGCGAGCGTGGTGAGGCCGGCTCCAGTCGAGCCCGAACCGGTTCCGGTGTGGCGCTGTCCGGTCGCCGCCTTGATGACGGTGATCGCGCCATTCGGCTGCGCCGGATTTCCGGTCGCCGACGCCGAGCCGTCGCCATTCATGAGGTACTCCTCCTCGGCCAGGTACACGCCTTCGCCGACCTTGCGCGCGATGAAGTCGCCGCCGCCGACGTAGTCCTGGTACGCGAACTTGGTGACGGGCACGCGGACCGCGAAGGCGAAGTCGCCGACCGTCTTCCGCGAGAAGGTGATGCCCGACTCGGTGACGCTGTTCGTCGGAGCCGCGTAGGAGTCGGTCGTGGTCGTCGACTCGTCGACGAGGTAGCCGGTCGGGGTGCTCGCGTCGACGGTGATCTGCTGATCGCTGGCGACGGTGTACACGGTCGCGACGCTGCGGAGGACGAGCGACTTCTGCACGAGCTCGATGATCCGGCGCTGCATGTCGGTCGGGACCGGCGCGTTCGAGGTCGAGGTTGCGTTTCCGTTGATCGTGCCGCGGAGCTCGGCCATGTTGCCCGTCGCGAGCGCGCGGGCGAAGAGGTCGCGGTACTCGCGGCTCGACTCGAAGCCGCCGGACGCCAGCTGCGCGCGCGGCTCGAGGACCGGGCGCTTCAGCTCTTCGGCGAGCTTCGCGGCGCGCTGCTCGCGCGAGATCGACTTGTCGAGCTCCTGATAGCGCGCGTCCATATTGTCCCACTGCTCCTGGTCGAGCGGGCCGAAGTCGGCGCGCTCGTTCAGGGCCTGCATGTCGGTGAGGAGCTTCTTGCGCTCCTGCATCATCTCGGAGAGAACGTTGATCGTTGCCTGGCTAGCCATCACAGGTTTCCTTTCAGTCCGCGCAGATAGAGCGCGCGATGCATCCTGTCGCGGGCGCTCACGCAGCGCAGCGACGAACTGGTCTGGGGATATGCCGCGTCCTGCACGACGCTCACCTCGATGAGCTTCGCGCGCTTGACGAGGCGCGAGGTACGGTCCTTGTTCCACGAGTCCTCCTCGACGATGAAGCCGAAGCTCATCTCGCCGGAGAGGTCGCCGCGCTCGAGCAGGGCCCGGACATCGTTTCCGAGCGTCGTCTCGGGGAGCACGGCCTCGAAGGCGAGGCCCTGCCGGTCCGAGCGGAGCTTGAGCGTGCCGGAGCGGGTGCGCGCCAGCGGCATGGACGGGTCGTGGTTGTAGTAGAGCTTCACGTCGGCGCCGGCCGAGAGCGTCTCGCCGAAGGCGCCCGGCGCGATGCGCTCGACGAATGTTCGGCCGTAGTCGGCGATCTCGCGGGAATCCTGCCCGTACACGGCTGCGTAGCCCGAGAGCGTGCGGCCCTCGAGCGAGTTCTCCGCGCGGATCGCGCGCCGTTCAAGTGAAGTCACCGACCGCTCCTTCCTCGGCGCTCGTGTCCGATCCGATGTTCGTGGTGCCGCCGCCGGTGCCGACGTTGAGCGCGAGCGTCGGCTCGTCGAGTCCGGGGAGCGGCTCGAGGTCGAGCCACGCGCGCGCTTCGTTCCGGGTGATCACGCCCGCCTCGACGCCGGTCCGGAGCGCGGCCATCTGCTCGGCGAGCGACGGGCGCGAGATCGTGTCGGTGTCGAAGGTCGGGCTTTCGCCCGGGGTGAGCTTTGCCTCGATCTCCGCCGCCCACGCCGCGAACCAGTGCGAGAGGCACGCGTCGACGTACATACGCGAGAGCCACTCCATCGAGCCGTAGGCGTTCGCGCTGTGCTCGCTCAGGTAGCTCGTCGGCACGCCGTACATTCGGGCTACGTCCTCGATCGAGTAGCGCCGCGCGGCCGCGATGCCCTGGTCGTCGAGCGTGCTCGAGATGCGCTCGACCTTCATGCCCTCGCCGAGCACGAGCGGCTTCCCGGCGTTCGCCGCGCCGGAATGGTGCTTCATCCAGTCCTCGAGCACGTACTGCCGCGCGGCCGCGTTGAGCGGGTTAGGCGAGATCACGGCGAGCTTGGGGTTCCCGGCGTTCCGCATCACCTCGAGCTGCGCGGTCTCCTGCGCGGCCATGACGGTGAGCGAGGTCTTGCAGAGTCGCACGGGGCTCTCGCCCCACAGGCCGTCGTAGCCGATCGCGCGGAGGTGGAGGACCGATCCGAGCGGGAGCTCGCCGTAGGCCGTCGTCCGATAGAACGGCTCGGCGCGCGACATGTCCAGCTGCACGCTCATC